CCTGCCGCTGGGCGAGGGCTGGAAGAAGTCGCCGCCGATAACCTGGCAGCAGGCGCAGGACCGCGCCAACGAAGATGAAATCGATGCTGCATTGCGTGAGTTCGTCGAAGACAGCACCAACGATAATGGGGTCCGCGTCGTCTTAAACGTAATGCGGAGTCTGAACGGTGAGCAGTAAAACAACCGGGATCATAACTGCGCTGGCTGGTCTGCTGATAGCCGCTGGCATCAAATACGCCATCATGCGCGGGTGGATGTCGATGTAAGAAAGGCCCCGTCCGGGGCCTTTTTTTATGCCCATGGATTAGTGGGCGCGGCGCTGGCCTGGTCATAAACCATCGCAGTGACATACATGTCCGGGCCAGGCGAAAGCACATAAGCGCCGACGCCTTTCGGAATCACTGCGATCTTATCAATGAAGAGCCAGTCGCTTGCCGGAGTCGGCACGGAGTTACCACCCATGAACAGGAGGAACCCGCCACCGCCCAGCACCACGTCGGCTGTTGCGGTGTTCACTTTCTGCGGGGTTTTTGAGGTGATTAATTTTTTAGGCATAGCTGAACCCTATGGTTTAAACCGTGATGGTAATGGCGATGTGAGCTGACAGCGCCGCGAAGTTGACATAAAGGTCGGCGTTACCGGCGACCGCTTTCGGGGTGATGGTGACATTACGTCCTGATGTGGCGACAGTGACTTTTGTTTCATCGCTGCTGGTGGCAGTCAGACCGGCATCAATGCCCATGTAGTTAACCGTCGGCGCAGACAGTTTGCGGATCAGCGCGATAACCGGCACGACCTTGTTTGCGGTGGCGGCCATGGTCCATTGAGTGCGGTCATTGACGTTAATAATCGGCCTGTCTGGCTGCTGATCATTGGTCAGGTGTTGCAGGTAGATGAACGCATTTTCGACAATGACTTCATTCGATATCGCCTCCCCGCCTGCCCCGGTAGCCTTCAGTCGCCAGCGGCCAGCCATCGCCGCAGTGGCGTTCGGCAGGTTAAGCACTGCGGCAGTGTTACCCGATGCAGCCCACGCGCCGTTCACGAACTGCTGCCATTCATACGCCGTTGCGTTCGTGGCGACAGCGCCTTCGATCCGCAGCAGCCCGCCCTGCTGATAAAGAACAGCCGTTGACGTTACGCCGCCAGCCGTCCCGGTGGTCGCGTTTGTGCCTGGCTGGGTGGTGAACACCGGCGCTGGTGGTGGTGGCGGCGCAACTGAACCGGCACCGCGCTTACCGTACCAGCCCAGCGCCCCTTCACCGAACAGCCCGAAAGTTAAATCGTTTAGTTTTGACATGGGTTCCCCCTGATGGTGTTGCGCAGATCATACACTCTTCGCGACGACAAAAAACGGTTGACGACATAGACGACAACCGATATTTTATAGACTCAAAACACACCAGGAACATTCTGATGATCGCACCTAATTCACGACAGCCACTTCCCGTCATCCTCGTCGATTTGGATGGCACCCTGTTTGACAACACTCACCGGTCGCACCTGGTTCCGCCGCGCGATAAATGGCGCGATGCTTCCGCGTGGGCCGAATATGAACTGGCAGCGATGGCTGATAAGCCGGTCGAAACAGTGGTCGAAATGGTCAAAACGCTGCATAGCTCTGGCCGCTATAACATCGCCTACTGTACGGCCAGATTTGCATCCCGCAGCCAGTTGACCGTTCAGCAGTTATCCGCACACGGCCTGAATTTTCAAACCGGCCATTTACTGGTCATGCGCCCTGACGACAGCCAGATGAAGCCGGGAGAGTTTAAAGCCCATGCAGTCAAAAACCTGGCCGCCATGGGTCTGAATGTCATTATGGCTATCGACGATAGCGACGAAGTGATCGCCAGTCTGGAAGCTATCGGCGTCACCACACTGCAACCGAAAAGCCGATGCGCTGCCGTCCAGATGGAAAACGCCGACACCAGCCATGCACTGAAGGAAGAGAAAGAGGCGCACCGGCAGACGAAAGAAAAGCTAGGCAAAGCGCTGGCGCGTAACAGCGTGCAGGCGGCTGAACTTGATCGAGTGAAACACGAACTGGACGCACTGCGCACCGGCAATATCGATCACCCCAGCGATGCTTATTTCATGTTGCGTGAAGTGCTGGAATTGTCGCCTGTCGCATCATTAGTCGACACCGTCACCAACATGGCTGAAACACACGATAAGCTGATGGCCGCTGCACCTGACTGGCATCAACGTGTCAGCCTGGGTGACCACAAGTGGACCACCGACCTGTTTGAAATTCTCAACCTGAACGAGGAATAATTCATGTGCGAAAAATGTCTGGCCGCAGGCGTTCACCATTCCCAGGATACTGTCGAAGCCGATGAAAAAGTGGTTAAAGATTTCACTGATCACTATCGGAATGAGCTGAAGGATAACAGCACCGACGTAGTTATCCCGGCCCTTTTGCAGTTGTTACGCGAACGGTTAGAAGAGCGTTCAAGAGCCGCCCATGGTGATGAGTCTATCCATTGGCACGGCGGCACCGTTCGTGTGATTCTGGAAGGTCTGATGGGGTGTACCTTCATGCTGGAACAGCTGGTCAAAACATCAGATGGCCTTGTCCCGCTTCATCAGGTAGTGGCCGAAGCCAACTTCATGGAACAGACAGTCGGGAAACTTCTGAATTGAATCGGATGATGTTTCGATGGGGCCGGATGACCGGTCCCGACGCATGGCGGGAATGCACGGTGTTTCATCCGGTGCGTGGCGGGTATATATCGGAGTCTTTCCGCTATAACCCGAACAGCACATCCGAAGCATCAGTGAAGGAAATTGCCGACCAGATCTGGCTGCGACTGCGTTCGGATGCGACAGAGATAAACACTTTCGAACAGCGCTATCTTTACACATGCGAATTAAATTCATTATCAACAATAAAATGTAAGTGAGGATTTATGACAGATCAGGAATTGCACGATCAGGTAATGCGCCAGATGGCTGTTTTGATTTATAACCAGCCATCGGTTCAGCAGGCACTGACCAATGTGTCGAAGGTTACCCGCACCCGTGGTGACATAACTGAAGCGGGTGTCCGCTTTGTTCAGGCCGTGGCAGACGTTGCGCTGACCTTTGCGCAGGATCCCACGGCAATGGCGCAGGCTATCGACGCCAGTCCTAAAACGATTGAACAGGCCGTGCCAAAACCCGGAATCTATCCGGCTACCGCCATTTGCGACGGTGACATCATTTTGAATGGTGGTTCGCCGTGGCTGGTTACGAAGGTTCTGGCCGGGCGCGACGAAGTCCAAATCACCCTGGAGAATGGCGCAGTGATCGCAGTGCTGCCCGACACACAAATAAACCTGGTGCAGTCCCATGAATCCAATTTATCGGAATAGTTCGAACGAAGAGCTGGCCCGCTTTTGCGAACAGTGGGCTGGTGATGCTGAAGTCAAAAAAAGGAAATCGGTCAGCCTGTCGCCGGAACTGGTGCGACTCATTGCCGAACGTCTGCGGCTGCCGACTGATGCCGATATCGAAACAGAGCTGGCAGAGAACGAAGAGCGCATAAGCGCTGACGCGAAAAAGAGGCTGTCACGGGTCACCAGTCGCATCAGTGCCATCGTTGAAGATCTCGAAAGCACTGCCCGTATACTGGAAACAGAACTGAATCACATCACCGATCCGCTGGAAGACGAAGAGGATGATGATTGATGCCGGTCACATTGCAGGCCAGCGGAAGATGGCAAGCTAAAACCCGACATCCTAAACGGTCGCTGGGAACTTTCGAGACGGAACAACGCGCCGCTATTGCTGTCAGACTCTTTGAATACTGGCTACGCGACTGGACGGGCGGCGATCCAGACTGGCAGGACATACCCAGAAAGCCCGAAACGCGAGACGCGATATAGCCCATCTTTGATGGGCTTTTTTACGTTAGGAATCCGCTTATAATTCGCGCTTAAACTTGCTTATGAGGCCCTATTGTGGATGAACTAAAGTCTAAAGCCTGGATCATAATCGCAGCGCTGGGAGGTGGTTTTCTGGGACAGTACATTTCAGACGAACCATTAACGCGCCCGCAGCGGATCGGGTTTATTGTTTCAGGTGTCTGCACGGCGCTATTTCTTATCCCATGGGGTTTGAGTTATTACGGTGCGACACAACCGGAGGCGACCAGCGGCGCGTCATTTTTGGCGGGCATATTCTGGAAGCCTATAATTATGAAGGCAGGCGGAATAATCGATTTTATTCGCTTACCTTTTGGAGAGAAAAAACCTGATGAATGAATTCCTGATCTGGCTGGGGTGGCATAGTAGCACCGTTTTTGGCCCCTCTCACATTGCTCAATCGTTCTGGTCATCCCCCCTGGGCCTGACGTGTACCGCGCTGTTATGCCTGACCAGCGTTTACCGGGTTATTCACCGCCAGTCATCAGCAGGGTTATTCGACACCATCTGGCATTTTTTCATGTCAATCGTGGCATTTGCGGCCTTTTGCGTGGGACTTGAAAGCGATATGCCGCATCAGATAGTGAAGTCGATGATAATCCTGATGGCGATTCGCGGTGTTTATAAGTCGGTTCAGGTTTACAAGGTAGGCCGGAGGTTTCAGCGTACCTGACCAGCCAGACAGGAAGCCCGGTTAACCACCGGGTTTTTTTTCGCCCTGAATAAAACATCGGTTGACGACGTTCGCTAATTTAATTACTATGTAACTCCACCAGCACGATTATTCAGAAAGGGCAAAACCTATGACCGATGCAGAAAGCGCCTGGACGCCTGTTTCCAGCGGAGAGATTTACTGTTCGCCCGCGTGCGGGGCGGATTGCACCAAAGCCGAATTTGAGCTGGTGACAATGCGCGCTGAACGCCTTTGCGAACGCCTTAACGCTATGAGGTTCGGTTTCAAAGACTGGAAACCGCGCGTCTGGGAAAACATGGGATGGCATTACGAAGCGATCCGCGACGTGCCGAACCCTAATTCGATGATGCCTTATCCTGACGAATGCAGCATCGACGAATACTTCGATGATGAAGGCGAAGCGAGTGGCTATTGCTGTTCTATCATCATCAATGGTCAGCAGTTCATGCACGATGCGCCAGAGCCAGAAGAAGCGCTGATCACCGTGATGAACCTGATTCGTGGCCTTCACCAGCAGTTTGAACGACACTTTTCAACCTTCAGGGTAACGCAATGAAATTCGTAGACGAACGCGCACAAGAGCGCACGAAATTAATTCCGGCAATGCGGGAGGTGTTTACCTTTGATCATGAGCTGGGTCAGCTGGTTTACGCGAAGGATATTCCCCCGCGCTGCAAAGCTGGCAAGGTTGCCGGATCACTTAACGGCCATAGCACCCGCCAGGTGATGTTCAACGGTGTCCGCTATGTGGCGCATGAAATCGTGTACGCGCTTCACAATGACGTTTGGCCCGCTACCCCTGTGAAGTTCAGAGACGGAAACATTCTGAACCTTCAACCTGAAAACCTTTACCTGGAAGATTAATCATGGCTATTCCGAAGAGCACCAAAGAACCTGTTATCGACTTTAACGACCCGCATGAAGCGGCCCACCATGCGCGCTACAGCCCGGAAGGTGTAACCGTCACTGTCCAGAGTGGAGACGGTCCAGCGGTTGAAGTGCAGGGGCTGAGCGAAGATTTTGCACTTACCCCCCAGCAACGGATGGCTGACAGCCTGGGCTATCGGGTTAATTCGCCTGAACATCAGCGCATCCAGAACCTTGAAGCCCGCTTCCTGCGCCCGGCCAAAATGAACGCACGCGAAGCAGCCGCAGCGGTCATCGAAGAATGGGTCGGGAAAGGCAAGCCGTAATGAAGGGGCTGGCACGGGTCGAGGCGGCAGCCATGGAGCTTTACGACGCCATCATGGTTCTGGAGATCTGCGCGCTGGTGGCTGTTGCCGATGGCCGCGACCGCAGCGCGGCGCTGTGGATCTGCTGTCGCCGGATGCGTGGCCGCTATAAAAGCAAAATGGCGCGCCGGTTCATCCAGGCAGTGGCGTCGGCCAAAATGCCGATGCATGCATTAAACCTTTACCGGGCCGCGTTCGACGGTTCAACAAAGTCGGTTGACGACTAGTCATTATTTAATTACTATAGGGGCCTACCCAATAAAAGAGGCCCCTATCATGAATCTCGAAAGAATCCAGAACGCCATCAAAGCCCGTCATGCCGAACTAAGCGAAGCCTACAGCAAGCGCCGTGAAGCCCTTCTGGCAGCCGTTACTGACAACGGTAAGCAGCAAGCCCCGAACTACAGTTCCAGCGGCTGGCATGCGCCCCACGACGGCTGGACCCACTTAGACACCGGTGAAGTGTACGGGAAAGGCCAATGGGTCCCGCTGCCGAAGGATGACTGGAACTACAGCGAGCCGACGGAACCTTACCCGCACCGCAAATACCGGATGCTGGTCCCGGTGTCGCAACGTGTCGAGTTCACCGACATCATGCGCAATTGGGCTGACCTTGGGTTCGGGAAAGAGTTTGATCGGGACGGCGCTCTTTACGTTTACGCCTACCTGACCGGCTATGACCCTATCATCAAGGTTGTGGAAGCCATCACCGCAGCAGAAGAGCAGGAAGCGCGCGAAGCTGAGAAGGCGATGAAGGGAACGGCACCGCAGGGTAAAACCGTCGTTGAAGCCGTCGTGAAGTTCCTGAAGCAGACCGTTAACGATTACGGCGTCAGCATCAAAATGCTGGTGGTCATGGATAACGGGTCGACGGCATGGGGAACCAGACCGCAAAGCCTGGCGCACGTCGATGAATTGCAGGGCAAGCGCATCCGGTTCAGCGGCAGCTTTGAGCATGCAGCAGGCGACACGACGCACGCCTACTTTACCAGGCCGACGAAGGCTGAACTGATTACCGAAGAGGAACAGACGAAGTGAAAAAGGTCCAGATTTACGCCCGGAAAAACGGGGTTCAGCATCAGGTGTTGTGTCGCTGCGGTAATTCGTGGTTTTACCCGGAGTACCGCGCCGACGATACCGGCTATGAATGCACCATCTGCCGTGTGAAATACACCGGCAAAGGCGAAAATGTGCAGCGCGACCCCAAATAAAAAAGGCCCCGGAAGGGGCCTTTTATTAGCGAGTCAGAACAGATTAAGCAGGCTTGTTCTGTTCGTTGCCGCTGCCTTCGATCAGGCTGGTGATGATGACAGTGGTTTGCGGCTTGTACACGATCAGGCCAGCGGTACGCGCAGAGCATGCCACTTTAGCGTGGAAGTTATTCCACACAGCTGGCATCTGTTCGAACGGCTGCGACAGTTCGATAGCAAGGCTATCGGCATCGTATTCGAACACGATGGCACAAGGTTTACCACCTGGGCCTGCTTCCAGTTCCTGCGCGGTATAAATCGCCATGTTCGGGTATTCCTGAAGCAGGAACGATTTATAAGAAATGGAAGTGTTCGGCAGCTGGGCAGTCAGAACAGTGGTCATGGAAGGTGGAATCACGATGCGGTTAGCATTGTGAAGGCCCTTAGTAACCGTGTTCACGATGCCGATGGCTTTCACCAGGTCATCGAACGCAGCCGCTGAACCAGTTTTACCGCTACCGCCAGCTGTCCAGCTGAGAGAAGCAGAAACCCAGGTCAGGTTCGGGTGGTTGAACAGGCCGACGATGTTATAAGCAGCATCACCTTTAAACGCCAGTTCGTTAATCTTCGCATCACAGCCACGACGTGCAGCCAGAGCCAGACGACCGTTCAGATTTTTGCCCAGCGCCTGAGCAGCGCGGATTTCATCCAGGCTGAACTGATAGGCGTCAGCGATGCGGTAAATGGTACAGGTTTCCCACTGACCCATGACGCCGACCATCGGAATGTCGTCCGCGTAATCAGAAACGATTTTCGCGATACCGAATTCAGACATCAGGCCATAGGTGAAAGTCTTCTGCCAGCTTGCCGCTTCAGACTGAACCGGGAAGATCTGCAACGCATTCAGGCCGGGGAATTCGGCTTCGAATACGCGAGCGCGCAGCGCGTCCAGTTCACGGGCCAGGAAGATAGATTCCGCTTCGTCCAGACGGACTTCGGAATGATCGCGGAAATATCTCATTTCCGCTTCGTCGTAATTAAGTTGCGGCATTTGCGCACACTCCAAAATCAAAGTTAAAAACGAAACCTATTAGGCCGTTTGTGGGCGGATCTGTACTTCTGCGATTTCGACACCAGCAGAATTTTTATCTGTACGGCCCGTGAATACAAGCCCACGAACTGCATCAGAACCATCATTGGCCGCATTCGTTACAGTGCCTTTCACACCGCTAACGACATTGCTACCAGCAGATGGCGCTGCAACAGCAACCGGACCCATCGGAGTGACGGTAACGCCAGTTTTCAGCAGAACCCACACACGGCCAGTTTCCACCAGGTTAGCAGGAGCGCCAGCGGCAACGCCGTTGTTACGACCTTCAACGGTGTCATAGTGGCTGAGAGCAACGATAGCAGGGCGTTTTGCAGCCTTGCCAGCCGCGCCGGTTGCCAGAGTGGCAAACTTCAGCGTGCTTTTGTTGCCGTCGTTGCCGACGATGCCGGTGACATCAACGATCACACCATGGCGAACGGCTTCATCTGAAACGCCGGTGACGGTGTCCAGCAAAGACGAATCTGAAATCAGACCCGCGCGACCTTTACGCTCGTAACGGTCGAATTGCATGATTGGAAGAACCATAGTTCAAACCCCTTAAGAAATAGTGATAACGCGGGTTGCTTTCTTCGCGCCGTCATCGGTTGTTGCTGTGATGGTTGCTGTCGCAGCTGAAGCCGCACCAGATACCGCTGTTGCTTCGCCAGTGTCCGCATTGATGGTCACGACAGCTGTATCGCTGGATGACCACTTCACGCCCTTATTGGTTGCGCCGGTCGGGGCCACTACCGCGTGGAACGTGAATTTAGCGCCTTTCGCCAGCGTCTGGTCAGGTTCGGTAATGGTCACGCCAGTTACCGGAACAACCGTAGCAGCGGCAGCCGCTACCGTTTGAGGTCGGACCTGAACTTCCGCCACCTGGAAACCGTTCGCATCTTTCACAGTGCGACCAGTGAAGAACCAGCCTGGGATATTGCTACCCGAAGCCTTTTTCACCACGCCTGACAGAAGATTGGTTCCATCGACTTTGAACTGGCCCACCGCGACTTTGTCATTAGGCTGAATGCCGGTCGCGTCAGCCAGCACCCAGACGCGCGCAGTGGTTGCCACGTTGCAAGGGTGTTGCTTAAGTGCGCCATTCAGTTCGATGTTGCTGTCTGCGAACTGGTCCATTTCGTAATGGCTGAAGACTGCAACGCCGCAGATCTTGCCAGCGGCGGACGCCATATCAGCGGGCGTAAAGCCGCGATAGTTGTCGCCCATCATGCTATCAATCACAACGACAGTTCCCGCGCGGAACCCGACGCCATTACCCTGGGCCGGGTCACGGTTAGTCACCGTCATGATATCAGTCAGAGAGGCATCACTAATCGCACCGGCGAGCGCAATGCGTCGACCCTGCAAATTCATGATGTCCAGCATGATTATTTACCTGCGATGTTGTTGGCGAACAGGCGGGCGCGGTGTTTTTCCTGCGCGATCTGAGAGGCGGTTTTACCGTCGTTCTCATCATCGGCAGCATCGCCACGTTGACCAGTTGCGGTTTTGCGCTGGCCGTTGGTGTCTTTGGTGGCTGGGTGAGAAGCCAGAGCAACAGCGAACGCGCCATCGATTGCCGCATCTTCCATACCGTCCAGGTTAATGGCGGGCATAACAGCCTTCAGGAACGCTGATTTAATTTCAACGTCAGACTTACCATCGATATCAGTTACTTTGTGAGCAACAGATTTAATCAGGGCGTCGGTGGCTTTAAGTTCTTCCATCGCGTCCATACGTGATTTTTTCAGCTTGTCTTCGAAGCCATTCACTTCGACTTTCAGCTGGTCACGTTCGGCGGATACTGCGACCAGAGTGCCTTTAGTGGTAGACAGTTCAGAGCTGACACCATCCAGGCGGGTCATCTGATCGTTATAAGCCGCGCCGACTTCTTCAGTGACTTCGACTTCAACGCCGTTCGGGAGTTTGATTTTCATCAAGTTTGCCTCATTAATGGTTATTTCATCGCCGTCAAGATTCAGGCGGGCCATTTCACCAGCGCGGGCGCGGCGAACTAAAGCCAGATGATTTACACGGATCGAACGCTGGATCACGTCGAATGGTTCAAAGCCAGGCTTCGCAACATCGCTGATCTCGTCCGAGTCGGCGTTATAGTATCCAGCACGATTTTCCAATTCCAGCCTATAACCCAATGACAATTCACGGGCAATGTTCTGGCGGGCCATTTTAATCGCTTCGCCGTCATGGATTACGATTTGCGCGCGGGTCTTATCGCCGTCATGGCGTGCGCTAAGCATGGTCCCGACGATGTTACCTTTCGCGGAATGCTGGTTCACCATTCCGAGTTTGTGAGTAACGATAATCGGCTTGCCGACCATGGATTCCAGGAAGCCGGGGCTGCTGGCATCTTCACGGGTGCGCAGTTCACGACGGACGGTTCCGTCTGCATTGCGGTACACCATGATCCCGGTGCGGGCCACTACCGGCGAATCGTGTAGAAATCCGTCGGAGTCTTCGCGGGCTTTCAGTTCCGCAGAGTCATAGCGAATTACTGTCTTCATTTTTGGTTATTCCTCGTCTAACCCTTCAAAGTCGAAAACCGACCCTTTAAACACGGTTTCAGAATGGCACCGGCACCGAACAGCCGTTCCCGGCCTGCTGGCTTCGCTGTCTGATTCTGATGGGTGTCTGATGGTCTGCCACTCATTGCCGACCGCTTTCAGATCTGCATCCGTCATCGGTTTGCCATCGACGCGGAAAATGTGATTTTGCAACAGGACATGCGAATGTCTTTCGCGGTTGTCCATCATGCCTTGCCAGCGGTAGTAAGAAACCCCGGCGTTCTGCTGGCGCTGGTTCGTTAGCGAGCTGTTAGCCTTCAAGATCTGGTCAGTGGCGATCAGGTCCGCACGCTGTTCCGCTGACAGGCCCCGGACGCCGCCGAATCCTTCAATCTGATCCAGAATATCTTTCTTCAGCTGGTTTTTTGACAGACCACGCCTGACCGCGTCATGAACGACGCGCTGGAACTCCGCATCCATCTGGCCTGACATCTGGGTGATCAGCGACACGTTGTCCCGCACCCAGATCCGGCCCTGAATATCGATGCCGGGTTCAGACCATGGGCGGATCTCCTGAAGCTGGTGGCCGGTCCCGGCCTTCACTTCGCGCGCCCACTGCACCCAATTGAAATGCGACACTTGTTCGAACTTTGTGTCCAGCAGGCTGATCACGCGGTCTTTCCCGGCGGTAATGGTCGCCACCACGGCATTCACGAATGACCATTCACCCGGATCCGCATCCATGCGCAGGCGTGGCAGCGCATCAGCCAGCCCGATATTCTGGCGCACGGCCTGCACCATCCCGGTGTGAATGCTGTCGATGTCCCTGAAATACTGCATTTCAAGGGCGCGAGGCTGCGCCGGAATGAAGCGGGCCATTATTCACCGCCTGCCGGTGTCGATGGGTTGCTGGTGGTCACCGGCGCTGGCTGGCGCGGTGGCGGCGGCGGGTTTTTACCCAGACGGTAATCACCACGCGTTCCGAGGGTGTCGCGGATCTCTTCAACCGACAGCACGCCTGATGTGATGTAAGCGGCATCAGCGGCGGCAGTTTTCTGAAGACGGTCAGCGGCAGCCGCCGGTGACTCTTCGGCCAGTGGCAACCATTCGATGGTGAAGGTTTTCAGTTCAGGCCGCAGCATCATGACCAGTTTCATCACGATGCGGTTTGCGCGTAATTTTTGCTCACGCGCAGTGGCGGACCAGAACATCTGTAATGGACCTTCAGCGCTGTTTGACAGGCCGCCTGCGGTCGCAGAACTGAACGCGACTTCAGGGATCCCGGTATAAAGCGACAGCTGCGCGCGGTACTCTTTGAGCAGGTCGGTTACACCGGCCAGAGTACCGCTTAACAGCGTATATTCTTCCGTTGAATCGATAGCGATGGTATTCGAAACGCTGCGGGTCGAGTCGACCAGATTCAGGCGGCGCTGTACGGTGCGGAACCCGGCGTCGTTATCGCAGAGTTCGCCCAGGCCGTCCGACTTCCACACACCCTGTTGCAGGCGCGAAAGGATCAGGTTTGCCATCTTGTTCGCGATGTCATAGCGGGCGATCTTGTCCTGCAACCCCTGCAAGATTGACATGCCGAAGTCAGATTTTTGCGCCAGGCGCATCGCTGGCGGCATCGGCTTTCCGCCGTCAAACAGCACGCGCGAATTGTGGACCGGGAAATCGGAACCACCCAGCAGCGGTTTGACGTTCCACACTTCAGGCACGCCAGACAACGCAGATTCAGGGCTGACCGTCACGTCGATCATTGACTTCATTTCCGGCGCACCCAGCACGCGCACGAAGTCGAGTTCTTCCAGTGTGTCCATCGGTTCACTGAACTGAGCACCGGTTTTGGTTCCCAGCAGCAGCCCGGCACCGCCATAGAGGCGTGACCAGGTGAAGAACTGGATCAGCTTTGAATCAAGATCCAGATCTTCCCAATCGCTGCGAAGCGCGTCCATGTCGAAGCCGTCCGGCACGCCCTTCAGAGTGAAGCCAGCGCGGAACATTTCTTCCGGGTAAATATCGACGATGCGGCGTGCGGTCGGCGATGTCATGTAGAGGTTTTCAAGTTCCGTGACCGTCAGCGGGACAGCCTGTTCGGCCACGGTCCCACCGTCGGTTCCTGCCCGTAAAAGCAGGTTCATAAACCCGTCGAAATTCTCGCGAAAGAGCGCCGCTTTTTCTGCTTCAGTCATCGGGTCAGTGAGGATGTTTGCTGAGTCCATGGATTCGCGCCATCTGGTTAAGTTGTACGCCCGGAACCTAGCACATGGCGCGACTCAATTCAGCCCCATAACATCTAAGTGAAAATAACGGTTGACGACATGCCAGTGATTAATTACTATATCCACACACCCACTAAAGAGAGCAAAACAAAATGTCTAAATCAGCAATCAAAGCACTGACCAAAGCACAAGAAATCATGGCGACCGCTGGCGTCGAAGTGAACCTGGTCGGCTACATCGCCATCCCGGCGCTGCGTAAAAACTGGCGCAGTGCTGATCAGCTGGCTGCGCTGATCATCGATTCTGCCGCGAATGCTTTCGGCACCGAAAACAGCACCACCTTTGCCGCCAATGAGTTCAAAGGTATGGCCGACGCTGTTGAACGCTACATCAACGCGAACCTGGATGACTGGACCCAAGAATCGTTCGTATCGCTGGAGAAAACCACCGCTGGTGAACTGCGTCGCCTGGCGGCGCAGGTTGCGCTGAATGTTGATTTCGAAGCGCGTGAAGCGGCGCAAGCTGTAGCGATGGAAGTTCAGCACCGTCGCCGCGTGGCTGAATACTTTCTGGGCCTGGATTATGCCGGACGTTGCGCGAAGCTGGATGCCGACCACGAAGAGGCGCTGGCAATGGATGCCGAAATGTTCGAAACATGGAATTCATTACGTGAAGACGATGCCCCGGCGGTCTGCGATTACGCTGGCAACACCAGAGCGGTACTGGCAGAAGCTTACATCCGTCAGGTGTTCTTCAGTGGCCTGGAGCCGCATCAAAAAAACTTCCTGATTTCGCTGGCCCACGAAGAGGCGCTGGCGATTGACAAGAAAATGCATCAGGACGAATTCTTCAACGCAGCGCCGATGATGCAGGGCGTCTGGGTGAATCTGAACCACGAAGAGGCACTGGAAGATGATCGCCAGTATCAGACGGCTATCGCGACCATCGCTGACAGCCTGATGCATCACAGCAACCCAAACAACCTGATTTGGCGTGGTTGTAGCGACACGGTGAAGACGCAGATCATCAAGCATCACCATGACGAAGCGCTGCGGATGAACGCGTCACTGGACGTGACCGGCACCATCGAACCGCCGATGGATATCAGGGTCCAGCGATTCCCGTCGGCTATTGAAGCGCTTCAGGCGCACTGGTCTAGCCTTAACGCCTGTCAGCGTTCTGCCATCCTGGCGCTGGCCCACGATGCGGCGCTGGAGGTGAATCGCCAGCTGGATGAATTGCGAGACTTCACCCTGATCGACGGCGAAAAATAATTACTATAAATTGCATCAAGTCGGTTGACGACCCCCGAAGAATCAATTACTATATATTCATTGAAGCGACACGGGGTCGCAGGAAACGAGGGCAGACAGATGAACACAGTAACCGCAAACACAGTGAAAGGTATTCAGGCAGACATCGCGAACGGCAAACGCACTCTGAAAGCTATCGCTGCTGAATGCCGCATGTTCGAACAGCAGGTTTCAGACGACGAAAGCAAAGCAGTCTTTGCCCGCCTGTCAGACTGCACCAGCCGCGCGCAGTTCGCCGCTGTGATTGCTTCACTCTGATTCTGTCGCCCGGTTCGCCGGGCGTCACCACCCCCTGAGAGGATCGACCGATGGCCCACATGATGAAAAAAGCTGACTTCCTGAACCTGGTCACCACCATGAAGGAACCCCGTCTGAAAACCTTCCGTGGTTCGGTTTACCTGCGCGACGGCGACAGCACTGAATCCGAGGTCGAGATCTACCAGGCCAGCAACATGAAGGAAGAAGGCATCATCAGCGCGATGAACCAGTCAGCG